ACACGCGGCGCGGCGTCAAGCATCAGGCGTCCGCCCCGGGCGAGCCGCCGGCCAGCGACACGGGCCAGCTCGCGCAGTCGGCCGACACGGTCTATGACCACGCGGCGATTCGCGGGACCGCGATCTGGCGCTCGGCCCACGCCGCCTATATGGAGCTCGGGACCGAGACCATCGAGCCCCGGCCCTTCGCGCGGCCGGCCCTGGCGACCAAGACCCCCGAGGGCATGGCGGACATCGCGTCCGAGATCGCGGACGCGCTCCGATGAGCCTCGACCTCTCGGGACCGATCCGCGAAGCCCTCATGGGCCAGGACGCCATCACGGCGCTCTTGGGCGACTACGCGGGCGAGCCGGCGATCTTCACGCGGCGGCCGGCGCCCGAGGGCGCGCCCTATCCGATGGTCATGGTGAGCCCCGACGTGGCGATCACCGACCAGGATTTCCTCACCGCGCAGAAGCCCATCGTGACGCGCGACGTGGCGATCTATGGCGCGCAGCCGGACGACTACCGGGACGTGGAATCCGGCGCCTATCTGATCCGCGACTTCTTCCACAACAACCGCTTCGCGATCACGGTTCCGGGCTACGGGGTCATCGACATTCTCTGCACAGGGCCGATCCCCGCGCCGACTGATGACGAGAACCACCTGGGCCGCGTGGTCACGCTGACGATCCAACTTTCAAGGCTCTAGCGGGATGCGGCTCGCTGTGACATCTTCTACTCCGCAACGTTGGCCCGTCGTGAGACGCGCCTGTCCCACGAAGGAGGTCTCCCATGACCGTGAACACCGCTGGCGGCGCCAAGATCTACATCGGCCCCACCGCTACGAGCACCACTGACACCCAGGGAGAGTATGAAGCCCTGAGTTACGTCGAGGTCGGCGAAGTCGAGGACCTCGGCCAGGTCGGCGACGAGGACGCCGACGTCGCCTTCACCGCGCTGAACGACAGCCGGGTCCGGCACTTCAAAGGCCCGACGGACGGCGGGACCATCGCCGTCGTGGCGGGCGACGACACGACCGACACGGGCCAAGCCGCGATGGACGCCGCATTCGCGAACAAGACCGAGGACTATGCGTTCAAACTCGAACTCGCGGACGAGCTCACGCTCGCGGGCACGCCGACGACGCTCTACTTCCGCGGCAAGGTCATGTCGATGCGCCGCAACGTCGGCAACGTCTCCAACGTGGTTCGGAAGAACTACAACGTCGGCGTGAACTCCGACTTCATCGAAGTCCAAGCGGCCTAACCTGACCCGTCGTGAGACGCGTCCGTTCCCCTAAGAGGAGATCCCCCATGGCTTCCAAGCCCTCGCCGAATGCCGGCGACGTCCCCATCGTGCTCGATGGCGAAGATTTCGTGCTCAAGCCGTCCCTGGCTTGCGCTTCCACGCTCTCGCGCCAAGGCGGGGGGTTCGCCGGCATGAGCTCGCGCCTCGCGACCATCGACTTCGATGCGACCGTGATGGTGATCACACAGGGCCTCGGGCTCAAAGGCCAGGACGCCAAGGGGATCGACGAGAAGATCTACCTGACCGGCGTCGGCGAACTCGCGGGTTCCTGCATCCGCTTCATCAACATCCTGGCAAACGGCGGCCGTCCGCCCAACGAGGAGGCGGGGGATGACTCCGGCGGCTCCGCGCGCCCTCAGACGGCGTCCTCGTAGCGCACGACGAGTTCTACGCGGGCCTGCTCGCGGACGCCATGGGGCGGCTTCTCTGGACGCCGGAAGTCGTCCTCGCGGCGGACGTCAACCTCGTCCAGATGGCGCTCGCGGCGCGGTTCGACGAGCAGGACGACCTGCACCGGGCGATCTACGCGGCGGCGGGCGCGAAGTTGCCGCCCAAGCGCGGCGCGCAGCATCGGCGTCCGAAAGGCGCGGAGATTCTAGGCTGGGCTCGGTCGCTCAACGCCGGCCGGCGTGCGGCCCAAGGGCGGAGAAGGCAAGATGGCTGACCGTCCCGTAGGCTCCGTCTCCGTCGAAATCCGGCCCGACCTCGCGCCGCTGCTCGCTGGCTTCAGCGCCGCGAAGGCCGAGGCGGTAAAGTTCAACCGCGATCTTGAACAGATTCTCCGCAAAGGCGGCGCGCCATCGGGCGGCGCGGATGCGACCGGCAAGGTCACCACGGCCCAGAAGCAGCTCCAGAGCGCCGTGGCGGAGACGACCCGCGTGATGTCCGGCGGCGCCCGGGCCGCGCAGCAATTCGAGACCTCCTACGTTCGGCTCGCTAAGAGCCAGGTCATGGCCGCGAACTCGCTCGCGAGCACCTGGGGCGTCGTAGGGAAGTCCGCCCAGGACGCGGCGGCGATGCAGCGCGGGTCAGCGGCGGCGGCGGCCACCTGGGGCGTGGCGGCGGCCCAGGGGGCGAAAGCCGCCGCGGGCTTCGGCAAGGACATGAAGAATCTCGGGATCACCTCGGTCCTGACCGCGAACCAGATGCGGATGGTCGGGCTCCAGACCACGGATATCGTCCAGCAATTGATCGCCGGCCAGGCCCCGACGATGGTGGCGATTCAACAGGGCGGCCAGCTCGTCAACGCCCTCCAGATAGGGCCGCGCGGGCTTGGGGGAACCTTGAAGGCCTTGGTAGGCCTGATTCCCCCGGTCGCTTACGGAATCACGGCGATTGGCGCGGCCATTGGAGTCACTGTGATTTCGGCCTTGGCCTATGCCAAGACGATGACGGACTTCAAGAATATCTCGGCCGGGGTCGGGGCGCAGGCCGGGCTCACGGCGGCTTCGCTTGAGACGGCGGCGCTAGAGGGCGCGAAGGCGGCGCGGATCAGCGTTTCCGCCGCGGAGGGCCAGGCTAAGGCCTATGCGACTTCGGGCAAGCTCACCGCCGACGTAATCGGACAACTGATCGGCGTCGGGCGTCAATACGCGCGCCTGACCGGCCAGGATATGACGGACGCGACCAAAGTCCTCGGCGCCGCGATGGCCGACCCCGCGAAGGGCGCCGAAGTCCTGAACAGCCAGCTTGGCTTCCTGAACGCCGCCCAGCTCCAGGAAATCCAGACGATGGCCGCCTCTGGGGAGCAGATGCGCGCCTCCCGTCTCCTCGCGGACGAGCTCACGCTGGCCATCGGGCAGCAGGCCGAGAAGACCCACACGCTCGGCCAAGCCTTCGTGAATGCGGGCGTGCACGTATCGAATTTCTTCCACGGGCTTGGTCATCTCGCCGACGTAGGATTCTCGGCCGTCGCCGAGGCCTACAATCGACTCCCGCTGGCGGTCCGGGCCTGGATGGCGGTCGGGACCCCGACGTCGGCGGCCGGAACACTGCTGTTCGGGAACGGGGGTGTAGGCCCCGCGCGGGCGCCCCAGGCCAACATCAGCGATATGCGCGCCCTGGCCGGCTTCAACCCCGCACAGACGGCGGCCCAGCGGGGCCAGGCCGTGCTCGGCGGTCAAGGCGTCGCCGGCCAGTACGACCTCACGGGCCGGCGGGCCTACAATGATCTGCTCGTCCAGCAGGCGAAGCTGGAGGGCAGCATCCGCGCGGCGGCCTTGAGCGACGATCCGCGCGTGATCGCCCTGGGGAAGCAGCACCGCCAGACCCTCGACGCGATCACGACCGCCGTGGGCGAGCAGCGCCAAGCCTACGCGGCCGGCCTCACGCCTGAGATCATGCGGAACAACTTGGTCGCGAAGGCCCAGGCGGACCTCGCGAAGGCCCGCACGCCGGTCGCTAAAGCGGAAGCGGCGGCGGAACTCTCCAAGGCCCAATCGTTCGGTCAGGTCGCGCTCGCGGCCAAGAGGGCGGCGGACGCCCAGAACGCTTATTCGACGGCGGCGGCCCGTGCTGGCGCCTCGGCCAAGCAGCCTAATCGCGACACCAGCCAGGAATGGACCGCGCGCGTCGATCAGGTGCTAGCGCAGGCCGCCGGCCAGGAATTGCAGGCCAGGTTGGCGATCACCCGCGACGTGATCGCGCGCGGGGAGGTCCAGAAGCAGATCGCCGGGGAGCAAGCCAGGGCGGCGCAGGCGCAGGTCGACGGGATGCGCGCATCCATCCAGGACGACAAGTTTCTGAGCGAGGCCAGGAATGCGGCGCTCAAGACGGCGCTGCTAGGGCGCCTCGCGGAAGTCTCGGCCGTCAACAACGCCGTGGCGGCCGAGAAGGCGATGGGGATCGCGCAGCAAACCGCCATCGAGTACGTCCAGCAGCGCTCGGCCGCCGCCCAGGCCGACCTCCAGGGCCAGATCGACATCCTGAGAAGCCAGGAAGGTCTCGTCATCTTCGCTTCTCAGCGTGAGGCCATCGAGCGGAAGATCCTGCCGCTGGAGCAGCAGATCGCGATGATCAAGGCCCGCGAGGCCCTGTGGGCCGCCGAGGCGGCAAACGACCAGGAGGCCATCAAGCGCGCCCGCGCCCAGATCGCCGCCCTTGAGATCGAGCAGGCCAACAACCTCAAGGCCGCGAACGACAACTTCATGGAGACTTACGACAAAGTCACCAGTTCCATGTCCGGGATGGCCGACGCCTTCAGATCGCACAACTGGGGCGACGCGCTCATGGCGCTGGCCCAGGGTATCAAACAGTTGCAGGCTTCCCTTGGTGCGGCTGGCAGCAAGTTCGGCGCGGTTGCGGGCATCGCTTCTATTGCAGGGAATGCAATAGGCGGAACGGCCGGCTCTGCTATTTCCGGTGCGGCTTCCGGCGCGATGGCTGGGATGAGGCTTGGGGGACCAATCGGTGCTGCAATTGGAGGGGTAGTCGGCCTAATCGGCGGCATTTTCAGCGGCAACGCCGCCAAGCGCAAAGCCCAGCAGCGCGCGCGCCAGGCCGAAGCCCAGCGCCTTCAGCAGATCGCGGATCAACATCGCCAACTCGAAATCCAGCTTGCGCTCGCCGAGGGCAACGCGCTGAACGCCCTCAACCTTCAGCGCAACACCGAGCTGGCCGCGATGGACGCCTCGAACCGCGAACTCGCCAAGCAGGTCTACGCGGCCGAGGACGCGGCGGCGCTCAAATCCAAGCGCCAGGAAATCGAAAACAGCCTGCTGGAGATCAGCGGTCGTCACCTTGAGGCCGTCGCGAACGCCCGGCGGGCGGAACTCGCCGCGCTCCAGCCCGAGCTGCGCGACCTCCAGGTCATGGTCTGGCTACGCCAGGACGAGGCCGAGGCGGCGGCCAACGCCAAGGCGGTCGCGACGCAATACCAGAGCCTCCAGGTCCAGCTTCTGACCGCCATGGGGCAGGCCGAGCAATCGCTGGCCCTGAAGCGCCAGATGGAACTCGCGGCCCTCGACGCGACCCTGCGCCCGATCCAGCAGGCGATCTACGCCTATGAGGACTACGCGGCGGCGATTCAGAAGATCAACGACGCGGTGCAGGGCGCGGCCTCGGCGGTCGATAAGCAGATCAGCACGTCGCAGACCATGGCCCAGGCGGCGCATCAGTCGGCTACCGCGTTCCGCTCGGCGGCCGACACCCTGCTTGAGACCGCGCGGCAACTGCGCGGCGGCGATCTCTCGACGCTCTCGCCGGAACAGAAGCTCTCGGGCGCGCGTGGCGATCTTGAGGCGATGTTCGCGAAGGCCACCGGGGGCGACCTCGCGAGCCTCCAGGCGCTCCCCCAGGTCGCGCAGGAGTTCCTGGCCGCGAGCCGGGGATACTTCGCCTCCACACAGGCCTACGCGGCGGACTTCCAGCGCGTCCAGGCCATGCTCGCGCAGGCCGGCGGGGCCGCGACCGGGCAGGCCGGCGGCGCGGACTACCAGGCCACGCTCCTCGACACACAGACCGGCATTCTGCAGGCGATCAAGGAGGAGTTGTCGAAGCCGGATCCCAATACCGCGATCCTGAGCCAGCAATCGGCGCTCCTGGGCCACATCGGCTATCTGCTCCAAGCCCAGACCGATCAGGTGATCGTCGGCAACTCTGCCCAGGATGCGGTCAAGAACCTCGCGGCGATCGACACCGCGTATTCGGCCCAGATGATCCAGGCCTTGGCGAACAACGCGGCCGGGCAGGGCGCGACGTTCTCGGGCATGATCCAGGGCCTGAACAATGTCGTCTCGGTCCTGGCGGATATCCGTGCGGCGCTTACGAACAGGCCCTCGGCTCCTCCTCCGCCGGTCGCGGCGGCTCCCGGCGCTGCGCCGCCGACGCCCCAGGTGTCCGAATGGGAGGCGGCCAAGGCGGGGATCATCTCGGGCGATCAGGTGGCGATCCAGCGCTACATCAGCGCGAACCCCGATATGGTCGCGCGCTACCAGAACCCCACAGGGAACGCTGGCGACTTCAACAAGGTCTCGGGCGAGAGCCTCCAGGCCTTCGCGCAGCGTCACGCCATGCGGGCCATCGCGACGGGCGAGGCCGGGGTGAACAACCAGGGGCGGAACCTTTTCGCCGCCGGGGGCATGTTCGGCGG